TACTTTCATGGCTACTGATGTTGCTGATGATTCGTCTGATCAGTCTAAGATTGAAATTGCTACAGGTGATGGTAAGGTATTTAAAGTTGTCATGAAGGTTGAAAACTTTAAGATGATGGATGGATCCTATGATGTTTCGATTGCTAAGAAAGGTCTTGCTCAGTTTAAACATAAGAGTTCTGACATCATCTACTACATTGCTGTAGAAGCGAAAGATTCAAAGTTTAGTGAGGAAGAATAATCATGGCACTTGATAAAGCAAAGGTTTTGGGATGCCTCCAAGAAATCTCAAATTCACTCACTCGTGTTGAAGCCGAACGTGATCTCATCAAAGAGATTCTCGACAAGATGCATGACGAATGCGAGATTCCCAAGAAGTTGGGTCGTAAACTGGCAAAGACTTATCACAAGCGTAGTTATGAAGAGGAAGTTGCAGAGCAGAGTGACTTCCAGACTATCTATGAGAATGTGGCTAAATAAGTCTATTGGGGCGCAACTGTTCTTGTTGACAGCACACTCCGCCAGACTGCCGCTGTGAGGATTCACCCCCTCCGTCCCATCTTTTCATCATGAGGTTTTATTATGAGTGATGTTTTGTGGGTAGAACGCTATAGACCGCATACGATCGCTGATTGCATACTTCCAGAAGAATACAAATCTACTTTCCAGTCCTATGTGGATCGGAAAGAGATTCCGCATTTGCTTCTTTGCGGTGGTCCAGGCACAGGTAAGACTACAGTTGCACGCGCATTGTGTGATGAAATCGGTTGCGACTATCTCATGATCAACGGCTCGGATGAGTCTGGTATTGACACATTCCGAACCAAAATCAAGAACTATGCCAGTGCAATGTCTCTTGGTGGTGGTAAAAAAGTCATCATTATTGATGAAGCAGATTATTTGAACCCCAATAGTACCCAGCCAGCGATGCGTGCAGCGATGGAAGAATTTGCGCATAACTGCACGTTCATCATGACTTGTAACTACAAGAATCGTATCATTGAACCGTTGCATTCTCGTTGCGCTGTGATTGAATTCAAACTGCGCAAGGAAGATAAACCAAAGATGGCTGCAGCATTCATGAAGCGTGCTGCTGAAATTCTTAACGTCGAAAAGATTCCTTTCGAGAAAACAGTATTAGTTGAAGTTGTCAAGAAGCATTTTCCTGACTATCGCCGAGTGTTGAATGAACTACAGCGATATTCAGTCAGTGGTAAGATCGACGCTGGTATATTATCAAGCATTGCTGACGTATCAATCAATGAACTGGTAACTTCTTTAAAGGAACAAAACTTTGGGGCAATGAGAAAGTGGGTTGCTGATTTTGGTGGTGATGATCCTGCAAAGATTTATCGTAAGATCTATGATAGTCTGTATGATATCATGGATAAGTCTACGATTCCAAATGCGGTTGTAATTCTTGCGCGCTATCAATACCAATCAGCATTTGTTGCAGATCAGGAACTAAATCTTACCGCATGCCTCACTGAGATGATGGTGGAGTGTAAGTTCGTATGAAAAATAGAAAAAATAAAAAATCGAAAAAAACTAGTGTCGAAACATCAGGTGTAGAATTTGAAATTCAAACTAAAAAATGGATACGAAAACACTATTCAAATCAAATATTGAGTTTAGAGCAGCATCATGAAATACAGATTCCTAGTGAAGATATGGCGAGAATATATATCAAAAATGCTGAAGAAGTGATCAGAACATTTAAACAATTTAATTCAAAATATGTCTTTGACTTTAAAGTTGTTTTAAAAAACGGAAAACAAATATTCATAGAGTCTAAATCTAGACAAAGCAAATGTTATGGTAAGCAAGATAGTAAAATCGGATTAAACAAAGATACTGCTATTGATGGTGCTATCATAAGAGGAAGAATCTTAAAACTGAGTATGCAAATTCAAGGAATCAAAGACTATGAATACATTGTAGTCTCTAATGCATTTCCAAAAATAACAAATAATAACTATTTAAAACTTGTATTGGCAATGCATATTGATGATTTAATACACGAAGTAGTAATCCTAGATTCATCAATCGAAAATCGATCTACTTTAGATCATATGTTTGTTTAATATGGCTGACTTGTTTAAAGAAATACTTCCGTCTATCCTACAGACCAAGGAATATGCCTTGCTGACTGAACAGGACGAGAAGTCTTATTCGTCTTTCATGGTAAATAGAGCACTTTCCTATCATCGTGATACGGTCCTATTAGCCAATGAGATGAATCGATTCACAACACTCGACAATAAACTCAAATATGACTTTCTTATAAATATTATAAGAGCCCAGAAACGTCCATATGGTAAATGGCACAAAAAGGCTCAAAGTAGTGATTTGAGTGTAGTTAAAGAATATTATGGATACTCCGACGCGAAAGCAGAGGAAACATTGAAGATTCTTTCTGAAGACCAAATCACCGCGATGAAAAAACAATTATATAAAGGTGATTGACCATGGTCGAAAAACTCGTAGAAGTCACACTAGAAAAGCAAGACGACTTCCTCAAAGTTCGCGAGACGCTTACTCGCATTGGTGTCGCAGCCAAGAATGACAACATTCTATATCAATCCTGCCATATCCTCCATAAACAAGGTAAGTATTATATCGTCCACTTCAAAGAACTCTTCGAGTTGGACGGTAAGCCGAGCAATATGTCAGACAATGACATTCAACGTCGTAATACCATTGCCAATCTAATGGCTGAATGGGGTTTGGTAAAACTCGTAAGTCCAGAAAAAACAAAAGACAACGTCGCTCCACTATCACAGATTAAAATTCTTCCGTTTAAGGATAAGAATGACTGGCAACTAGTTTCCAAATATACCATAGGAAAAAAGAAAAAAGAATCATGATGAAGCATTTTTGTTTTGATGACAATTTCGGGGAGCACTGGTTTTCTTTTTCAAAATTGTATTCTGAAATGGTGCAACATTTTCCAGATTCAAGTCACTTTGTAGAAATTGGTTCTTGGAAAGGTAGATTCGCTGCATATATGGCAGTGGAAATAATTAACTCTGGAAAAAATATAAAGTTTGATTGCGTTGATTTATGGGAAAACGATTCTTTTTATAAAGAAAAGATGTCGGGTCAAGGATATCCAAATTTTAGCGAGGATTTATATCAAACATTCTCACACAACACCAAACCTGTGTCTCACATCATAAATGCAATTCGTGGCGATTCCTCTGCGGTCTCATTAAATTATTCAGATGAGTCACTAGATTTTGTTTTCATAGATGGCGATCATTCTTATGAGGGTATAAAGAAAGATTTACAATGCTGGTTACCAAAAATTAAAAATAATGGAGTTATTGCAGGGCATGATTATCATCATGAGCCTATAAAGAGAGCTGTTTTTGAAATTCTAGGATTAAATGATTGCGAAGATACATGGGGAAATAATTGTTTTATAGTTAAAATTGTAGATGGTAAATTTATAAAATATAATTAAGGATAAATTATGCTTTATTTGAGTGTGTATCGACTTGGTGATGATGTAGAATTGCCAACCTTTGGCACTAGCATGGCAACATGCTTTGATCTTTCTTTTCAACCAACAACCAAATTAGTGAAGGGATATGACTCTTTCAACGCACCGATTGAACGTGAAGTCAATACTCTTGGTGAGACGTACATCTACCCAGGAGATCGGCTTTTGATTCCAACTGGATTGATCTTCAAAATCAATCATAAAGTTACCATAGAAACTTTTGCTGATATTTCAAGAACTGAGATGCCATTGCAGAATTATAGTATTCGTTTGCATCCTCGCTCTGGTCTTTCGCTTAAGAAAGGTTTGATCCTAGCGAACTGTGAAGGTGTTGTGGATGTTGACTATCAAGAAGAAGTCTTCGTTCTACTCACCAATGTATCAAAAATGCATGCGACTATTAGAAAGGGCGATAGAATTGCACAAGGTGAGATTATTTGCAATGAGTCTTTTCATATCGGCATTATAAACACTCGTCCAGAAAAACATTCAGAAAGATCTGGTGGATTCGGCTCAACTGGCATTGCTAGTTGACTAAATAAGAAGGATGCCCATTTGGGGTCCGTAACAACAACTTGCTTAATAAAGGAGTTATAAAATGACAAATATCACTGCACTCACATCCGCATACGTCGATCGCCTTCTACCAACAGCACTTGGTTTCGAGAATGCGTTCGCCGCGCTAGACAATGCGGCTCATCTATTGACTGCTACTCAAACTGCATTTCCACCTGTGAATGTCGTCAAGAAAGACGAATACAACTTTATTTTGGAATTGGCAGTTGCTGGTTACAAACAAGATGAGATTGAAATCACTAGCGAGAGAAACTCTCTCAAAGTAACAGGCAAAAAAGCAGAAACTGACGAACGGATATACATTACAAAGGGTATTGCTGGTCGTAAGTTCTCGCGTCAATTTGTTTTGTCTGACACTATAGTGGTTCGCGACGCAGCACTTGCTGATGGCATTCTTTCCATTGAATTGGAAAATGTCATCCCTGAAGAACAGAAGCCTCGTAAGATTGAAATTAAAGGATGATATTATGAATCCAGCAGACATCTTCATTTTACTTTTAATTGGTGCTTTTAGCATCGTATATTTCTTTAGAGATAAATCTAAAGATAAAGAAAAAGAAGATAAGTGGATTCTATAACTTGAGAACTATATTATGATTCGTGATGAACTATCGTGGGATGAATTGTTTATCTTACAGGCTACTCTGATCGCACAGAAGAGCAAGGATCCGTCGACAAAGGTGGGGTGTGTAATCGTCAATGATGATAACGTCATCTTGTCGACGGGTTTTAATGGTTTTCCTCGCGGCATTGAAGAAGATTGGAAAGATCGCTGGAAGCGTCCAGAAAAGTATCACTGGGTTGAACATGCTGAACGCAACGCAATCTTCAATGCTGCTCGTGTTGGTGTTTCACTCAACAACTCACGTGCATATCTAAACTGGGAACCAAAGCCATGCGCCGATTGTACACGCGCATTGATTCAAGCAGGCATCAAGGAAGTCATCGGACCGAATCGTCCGTTTCCTGGCGTTGGTGTTGGCAAGCACTATTCAATTGAACACGCAGAACAAATGCTGAATGAAGCAGGTGTGAAAGTGAGAACTTGGGACATGCCTAAAGAGTTGTTATGACCACAGAACAAATAATTTGGACGTTTTCTATTTGGGCATTTTTGATTGGAACTATTTATGTTCTGACAGGATGGCAAAAAGTTGTTGATTGTTACAAAATGTGGTTCACCAAAGAATATTGGAAACCATACAACATCGTAGAAGCAGCAAGTTGGTTTGCGAAAGCAATCATCATTGTTCCTGGACTTGTATTTGGAATTCAGATTTGGTGGTTGTACTTTTTTGCAACAGCAACTAGTCTCACATTGATTTGGGCATCTAACGAGAAATTGCTTCCGACGTTGGTCGGATTCAATACACTGTGGGTTTGGTTGGCTTGCGCGGTCATCGTACAGAATCTTGTGGTCTGAGTCCCATTGGACGCAAAATCGCCAAACAGAGGCGCAGGTATAGGGTAAATTAGGACCGCTGCAAAGCGATTGCAGGAGGTTTTACAGACCTGTGCAAGTTATTGATTTTATTAGAGTTTTTTACCTTTACAATATCGACTCATCGCGGTATAATGAATGTATGGTAAATGATAAAACTGTAAAAGTAGGTGACGTCGTCAAGTCTCTTGACTTCGTTGGTCATAACGATTGCTATCGCATTGGCGTGGTTGTCGCTGTCTATAAAGACGGCACTTTTTGCGCCGAGACTGCCAAGCGTGTTTGGCAGGGTAAGGTTGATCTCTCCTTCCCGCGCGAAGAATTCTACGCTCCGCTTCCTGGCAATCATTTCTTTGATGATCTCGCTAATACTGAGCCTCGCGTGCAGGTGATTGCCTAATGAAAACTCCCTATTACGGAATGTTCACGGACGAAGGCAATGTTGCAGTCCACAATATTGTCACTACAGCACATCTCCTTGATATCTCTTGGATAGAGGTGTTGCGGATGTTGGAGAAACTCAGCAAGGTCAAAGGCTTCGAGGAAGCCACTGACACTGCGGTTCGCGAAGAGGTTTCGTTTGTTCTTTATGAGGAAATGCACAATGCGTCTTGATCGTGGTCACGGCAGTCCGTATGATCGTGGTTCTGCCGACAGTTACTATCAGCGATCGTTTCGTCCGCACTATTTCGTGGGCGACACTTATAACTCTGATGAGATTCAGCAGTCAGAAATGACTCTCGAAGAGTGTCAGGAATATATTCGTGGCTGGCAGGACAATCAAGCCAGCGGTAATTTCAAGGACTGGGGTTGATATGATCTTACAAGAGTTTGATCAAAAGTTGCAGAATCATGATTGGTATTACAACTACAGTGACGATGGTCGTGTGTGGCGTGCTGGCGAGCAAGTGGAAAACGAGATTCGTAGCATCTCTAAACTTTCCCCGCAGCATCTTGCACTGTTCAAAGCATGGAACCAATATTATTTTTCTGGTCCCAGTTTTGAGAAGCCGCAGTTCACCGAAGCGCAGCGTGATGCTGTCCGTGTTGCTCTAGGAGTCCTTTGATATGAAAAAGCATACTGAAACATTGTTGAATGAAGCAATTGATTTAGTGGACGGTGTTGATCATGTTCTCGCAAACACAGCGACACAGTATGATCTAAATTCGAAAGATTGTTACAATCTTGCTGAAAAACTTGAGCGTGCCTTTCACCTATTTCTAGTTCTTGGTGATCGCAAAACACAGGAAGATTTAAATAAGATTCCAATGAATGAAGGAGCGCCATTCTAATGGGACAGTTCAAAAATATTGAAATCGAAATTATCGATCTCTATCATTCTGATCGATTAAGTGAGATCGAGATTGCGAAACAATTGAATGTTCCTTTACTTCAAGTTCATGATGTGCTTGTTGCTTATGAACGCAACGACATGGATTATGATCTCAGCGATACTGATGCTGATGAAAGTTATCACGAATTAGATTATGACGATGACTACAATGCTGAGGATCACTGATTATGATAACAAATGAATATCGTCGATCTGTTCTTGCACCAAAAGCAAGAGTGCCATTTGATCCAAGCGATCGAAAACATATGCTTGATTTTGCTCGATATG